TTTATTTATTATTTAACTTAAACTTAGATAATTACTAATTACTTTAGGATATTATCCTAAGTAACTTAGAAACGTAATAAACAATCTTACTGTTGTTTACTACTTCCCTATTGGAGATTACTAATCATCTAGTTCAGGGCCACTAGTGAGTGGCCTACCTTACTCTTTTTGTTAAGGCCGTTTTTGTTAAAGTCTGTAACCTAAAGTAACTTACTTAAAGTATAGATGTATAGGCCTTAACGTTTATTACGTTTCTTACAGATACAGTTGGGCCTAACATAGCTAGGTATGAGACATTAAAACGATATCGTCTCGGGTCATAAAGACCAACCCAATCTACCATAGTTGCGTAACGTTAAGACATCTTACTGGTATAACTCTAATTGCAAGAGAGTTATCCCCTAGGCTCTTACACCCATCTTGATGCCATGATACCTGTGTGGTATCAAAACCCCGGCGCTTCCATTTACAGTCATACTTGTTTAAGTATCATCTTGTAGCTCAATATGCTATCTCTACAAGACCAGAGATGTATCTATCTTCCCATGCGGCCTACTAATATCGTGTTTCGGTTGCAATCCGCTGCATAACAGGAAATTTATTTATACTCGCCACCTCTCGTATTACTTTAATATAAACTTTGAATCAGGGAGTTGTATATCAGGGAGCTTACGCTGCTTCATCATCGAGTTTTCGATTGCTCCTTTGGTTAGGCTTGCCCACGTCTAGGAGTTTCATTACTGTCTCACACGACCTCCCTCTAGAGGTTATTCATGGTTTCCCAAAGTGCTAGTTCACAGTAAGGTAATGTTTCCAAGGGACCGGACGCCGTAGATTATCCCGACACGGTTGACCTCTTCATCAACACTACAAAACGAATTATACAATGCTTTTTAAAACAATGCAACACCTAATTTCAAATTATTTTAAAAATATTTTATGTGCGTTGTTTTAATGCAACATTATTATATAGGCGCGGCAGATATTTTTCAAGCACTATTTTAAGAGTTTTTCACAAGTTCTTGTTTTTAAAGAAAACAAAGTTTCACAATAACCCTTGACATTCTTATTGGAACTGTATATAATCCGCTCCTACATCAATGACTAAAAAGAAATTTAGTCAAGCAAAGCAAAATAATAATAACAATAAAGTTGCAAGGATACAACAAATGAGCAAAAGCGAATTCATTCAAGACCAATTTTTTCAAGCACAACCAGAACGAATCACCTACTACAATCTAGGTTCAACATGTGCTATGTGCCTAACCCCACGAATTGCCTACGACGAATCAACAGGCGTTCGTGATGTTTGGGCTTCAAACGAAACAGTCAACATCGAAATGGGCAAACTGTTTTACGAAACAAAAATGAAAAGCCCTTACCATGAGTGCAAAGAAGTCAATGTCTACCCTGTTATTTACAATGTCAGTGTTAGCGAAAGAAATTCAATGCGCGGCATTGAAGAACTGGAAAACAAATATTACCTGAGTGCCGTACTGATTGAATACCCTACATTCAGACACGTCTACGATATCGAATACGATGACCTGAAAGTTATGGGGAAACGGGCCCTAAAAGAATCAAGAGTAGCAACCTATCAAACAAACTACGTTGCTATTGTAGAACAAAGCCTAGACGGATACGTTGTTCCTCAAAAAGAAATCGTTGCAATGCTGGTCAATACAGCAATCAACTACAATAGAGCAATGAAATGGGTTCCTCACAAAGATATCAAAATCAATCTTTGTATGCCTAAAACCTTAGTAGCAGAAATCGAGGACTCGCTAAAAGATGGAGAAAATAATCCATTCCGTTCTACAACTTCTCTTGTAGACTTCATGAAAATGGAGTATGGTGAAGAATCAATACGAGACATGAGCAACAAACTATCTGTTGAAAATCTCAGAATCAAAGAAGTTGATGACACAACAGAATGCAGAATGGCGAAGAATCTTCCTATGACTTACAGAGAAGTGATGGAAGCATTCAAAACATCATTCCGTTCAAATCCTTTCAATTGACAGAAAAACAGAAAAGCTCCGGGGCGAAAACCTCGGAGCTTCTTTTTATTTAAGGATATTTTTCAAAGGGTCTTGAACTTCAGGCCCAGTCGTAAAGAGTTTTTGTTCTGCAAGTCTTCTACGTGTCAAGCCGGGCATCTCAACTAAAGCACCATTAACCCGGCCCTTGTTCCATCTAATAAACTCTTTAGATGCACCTTCGTAGTCTTTTGCATTAAGTTTCTTAAGTAAGGTAGAGCCTGCAAAGTTTCCTGCGCCTAAATTAAAAATAAATGAACCTATGGCATCGTATTGGTTCTGATTCAAAGGAACAGTCACCCATTTTGAAATAGCAGCATCAACAGCGGCCAGGTCTTTCACCAGAATAGCTTCTGCTTCCTGCATTGAAATCGGCTTATTGAAAACCTCTGTCTTTTTAATGGCGTGTCCATATCCGATTGTCATCACACCGACACCGTCATCATACTTTGTAGCAGAAAAACCTTCGAAGTGCTTAATGAGTGCAACTCCATTTTTACTGACTTCTTTAATCAATTGAGCCATGAAATTTTAACCTCTTTATCTCCGGATTCCTCAAGATATTTCATCAATAAGGAATAAGCTTTGTATCCGTCAACGGGCTCATAGAAGCCCTGATTATTATATTTTGTATCCGCCCCGATTAGAATGTACCGGCCATAAATGCTATAAATATCCTTGTCTATGATATGACAAAAGGCATATCCGCACCTGTCCGTAGCATTAACTTTCTGCTTAAACTGAACGCCGTTACTTGGATTCACAAGAAAAGGAAGCTTAACCTTATGGACCGGCGACTCTTCTATTTGGATTTGATAGCTGCCATCTTTAATACAACTAAGACCGACAATGCCGTTCGGTTCGTCTTGATTAAAGTCCCATGGCGATTCAAGTGTGTAAATATAAGCCTGCTTACCGTCATTGAACCGAAGCAAGATTCGGCCGTGAACACCAAACTGGCGCCGTATCGCAGAGTTCTGTTTCAAACGTTCTAATAGCATTATCTTTCCTGCATTGGATTAAAAAGAAAACTACAAATCAACCTCTAGGAGGTTCATCAGGAATTTCTTCAACATATTCCTCGTACTCTTCCGGATACCTGTTCTTATCATTCCGGCCTGGAGGTTCTGCAATCAGCCTTCCTTTTTCAACAGTGTACCTGGTCGCTATGTTCGATGTCAGATACACAGCTACAACCGAAATTGTGATTGTCTCAAAGGCTCCAGATTCAAGCCTTCCAACAAACAACAACCATGCACAAACACCAAAAATGGTCAAGGAGAAGAATAGTTTTCTAGATACAAAGGCCACGAGGTTTCCTTTTAGAGTTCCCACAAGGCCTCCTTTCTTTTATTTTTCGTGAAATCTGTGCTGATTGTCTTCAAGACGGGCAAGACGTTCCTCATGACGACGAATGTCTTCCCTGTTTCTTTCAATAGCACTGTTAACCAATTGAACACGCGATTCAAATTCATTCTTGGTCACAAGCTCAGCTTTGATTTGCTCGATGTTTGCAGCCATAACAGCCTGTTGAGATTCCATCCTTGTAAAAGTCCCGGCAACAATCCATGCGCTATAAACACATGAACACAAACCGGCGAAAACAGTTGCAATCCCAATACTTCTGGGAATGCTGAGACCAAGAACTGTAACATCGTCTTTTTCAGACATCCTATTTTCCCCATTTAATGTTGTTTGCTCCGTTAGGAGCGTTTCCATACCGATTCAGAATAGAATCACCGACAACCCGGGCATTATAGCCTGCATAGGTGTTTCCGCTTCCGGAACCAGATGCACTCGCAGCTTTAGCAGCACGAGAAGCGTTGTTGACAGAACTCCTATTGGCACCATTGAACTGACCAGTCGGACCACTGTCTAAACCATGAAACAATGCAGAGGTGAAGGAGTGAGTCTTCATCTTTGCAGAAGGGTCTGTGGCGCGGTTGTTAAACTCAGAGATGGAGTTGATAATCCGACCATCCCGCCCGGCCCTAGACAACCTTGCGGCAGCAAGGGCACCACCAACCATAGCTCCGGCACCAAAACCAGAAACAGCCCCACTCAGACTATCATTTCCAGTTGCAGTATTGTAAGCATAACCAACAGCACCAAACATAGCACCTGTCGCCAAAGACTTTGAAGCAAGTCTTCCTCTCACATCTTTAGCAAGCATAAAGCCTGCATTCTCCATAGCACGTTTCGAACGAAGAGAATTGTCTGCCGCCCGCATAGCGTTTTTGTAAGCAGACATCTCTTTTTTCAAAGAATTAAACATTCCCATAAGATAAACTCCTAAACTGTATCAAACCACTGTTCCCAATCTTTCTTCCCATCAAAAGCAATGTTTCGATACCCACGGTTCATCTTCTTAGAGAAAATCAAATCATCAACATTGTATTCCATGCCGCCATACTTATAAGTCTTCTTAGCCCGGGCCCCAGCCTCCCAATCTTGAGGAGACTGCTTGTAAACATGAGACCTTCTGGAAAAATCTTCTCCAGCAAGGTCAACCCCAGACATCTTATTGTTCAAATTTCGAAGAACATTCCGAAAGGCCTTGCCCTTTTGACCACTCACAGCCTGAGCCAAACCAGCCCCAGCAACAGCACCAAAAGTCGCACCGCCAACACCACCACCAAACATGGTCGTGTTATCAGAAACAGCACCTTTCAAAACACCATAGCCACCAAAAACAGCAGCACCAGCCGCCGCAGCAGCAGTGAATTGAGCCTGCTTCTCAGAACGAATCAAAAACTCAGAAATTCCTCCGTAAACAGACTGTCTTAAATTCGCCATAAAAGGATTCCATTCTCAAAAAGCTTTTTAAAAATCTAAAAACTGCCAAAAAGGAACAGGGAGCGACCCTGAACCCTGAAAACAATGCAGTGTGAAGTCATTACATCAGAAACAGTCAAAAAAGTCAATGCACAATGTTCTTGAAAAACATGGAAAATTTTCAAAGACGGGCGGCGGGACAAAAAGAATCCCCAGGCGGGCCAAAGAGCCCCCTGGGGTACAAATGAGAGTTGCTACGGATGAGATTCGAGTAAGAATGTGGATGGAATTAAATTTATGGAACCTATGAAGAGATTAGAGAGATAGGTAGTTGAACGCATTTTTCAGAGATTATGAAGTAAAAATGAATGGGACTACCTGGTGTCTATCTATGGTATCTCCACCATAGGGGATACATCGAAACGAGCCCCCTGGGGCAAAAGAACAATAAACTTTTAACATTAAAAAGGAATGAAATAATGTCCATCAAATCTATTATCGCAATCATCGTAACCGTAGCAGTTGCTTACAGCTGCTCTTTCATCAAAGGCAAAGACGCGGCTGAAAAAGCTGGCTCTCAAAACACCACTGCATCGTGGTGTAAAAAGAACAAGGGCATTTGTGACAACATCTAGGTCACTTATGCTCAGCTAGGTGAAACTCCTAGCAAACAATAGAGGATTAAGTATTAACCCTTAGCCTCTTATTGTTATCTTATCTTCAAGAGCATTCCTTGTAAAGAGTGCTCTTCTGGATAGGATAATAGTGTCTTATCTTTTTGTTTTTATTTATTATTTATTCACCAATAGGAGTTATATCATGAAAATCCGTCACATCTTAGCTATTATTGCATTCATCGTTATTGCTACTGTCTCTCTTGATAGAGTCTTGAAGCCATCGGACTATCGTCACTGTCTAGCAACGACGAAACTATCCAAATCTGAATGTGGCCAATTAACAGGCTATATCCCAGAGTAACTATCTTATGTCCTGAGCATGACTATAAACTGCTCCTGTCCAGAGATGTGTGTCTCTGCTGATGATGGATGAAAACATCCGAAACAGTTAATCTTTATTTTATTATTTATACAAAAAGGAGTCATATCATGACAAATATCGTTACTTTCAAATCTTTCACCTCTTCTGTAAACGCCAAAGTTGCTGCTGCTTACGAAGCTGCACAAACAGAGTATGAGTTCTATGCTCACATTCGTTCAGGTATTCATCAAGTGCCAGGTGTAGACGTAATTGTACTCTCTGATAGTAAAGCAGCGGCTATGAAACCCCAGGTAGTGGTCATCGTTAAAGATGGCGCCCCCGTTAAAGTTTTTGAGGTGGGCTCTAGAACAGAGGCCCTGATTAGAATCAATGCAGAATTGGAGGCTTTGGTGTTGAACAGCAACAAAGAGAAAGAGTCAACTTACAGCTTCGAAACAGAACAGGTTCCTGTTAATGTACAACGCATCGACCATGTTCAAGCTGGCAAAGAGCCTAGCAAAGAAGAACTGGCGGACATGAAGGACTGGGCAAGAACAATCTGCACTGTTAAAGCCGGTGAAAGCTTGCCAATCGTAGGTAAGGTAGATATTAACATCCGCCGCCCAAGCAAAGGCAGTGTACGTGTCGTTGCTCAGCGTGGCACTTTGTCTACAGCTTTGATTAACTCTCCCAATGGTCGTGAAACAGTAGCACGCCATGGTTTTGTTACCTACAAAAACGGCATCGTATCTGTTACAGAAAGCATCGAGGTTCTGATTGACTGGATGGCCGGCATTAACACTGAGGGCGTCAAACTGGTAGATGCATTAAAACGTAAACAAGGAGGCGTTGTCGTAGTTAAGGCAGATAAATCCGCTCCTAAAGGTGTAAAAGTGCAGCATGGTGATTTGAATAACATTTCCCCAGACACCTCTTGGAAGTTGGGTATGCCTGTTGGTGAGGCAATGTTTATTTCCCGTAAATCGGCAGATACTATGGTTGCGGTTAATCATCCGGAAGAAGCTGGTAAGTACATAAGTGTCTATGATGTGAAAAAGGCCATTGCTCGTGGCATCCTGAATCCTGATTTAGACACTAAAGTTAGCATTGGTGTCCGTAAGATGGCTGTATTACTGTCTGTTACCAATGAGAACGGTGAGAAGGTTTCAACTCTGGATGATGTTAAATCTCATCCTCTGGCTATGAACTTAGCAGGTGGTGCTTGTTATGCCCGTAAGGAATTGATTCAACAGTACGGCGCAATGAGGATTGTAAGCTTTCACCACGCTAAGGGCGTTGTAATAAACGTGGCTGAAATGGATGAGTTAATCTCTCTGCTGGGCGTTGATATTATTTCTCCAATGTTGAAATCCAAAATGGTAGGCGTTGCTCATGCACTCATGGGTGATGACCTGCCGGTGTTTATGCAACGCCTGTTAGAAGACCAAGCCTTCCGTGACGAAGCAAACGCAGTGATTGCCGTGAATACTAAACGTGTGGTGGTTGATGATTTAGTGTACAGCTTTGCCGTAATCGAAGAAGAAATCTATGTGTCTGATTTCTATAGTCTGCAAGGTCACAAACGGGTTGGCCCTGAGATTACAGTCAACGACAAAATCCAGGGTGTAGAAATTGAGAACCCTGAGATGACTCTGATGAATGAATTGCTGTCCGAATTGAAAGCAGGTGATACAACCTATTCTCCAGTTGTTCGTTTGCTGGAGATGAAACGTGAGGGTTTAGTTGAATCAGTCGGCCATTCTGCTGAAGGTGGTGTATTGTTAGCGGACCAAATGATTCGCCAATACGGTGAAAGCCTGTTTAAAGGGTTTATTACAGGCCGTACTGGCAAAAACACGGCTAAGGCAATTGCTGCAGCTAAGTCTGTTGATTGGGCTGTAACAGCTAATGAATTGCTTGCTATGACTAAATCTTGGTACTCAGACAAATTTGCGGTTATGTTTACAGGCAATGGCTCTCTGTCTGTAGAGCAAGTTAAACGTATAGCTCTGGTAGGTGACGAGACAGCTGAGTCTGTTATGAAGCAGTTCTTGACTAATCTGTTTAATGGTAAAGGTGCATTCCCTGGCCTATTGAATATGCCTCGTGGTTTTGAAGTTAAAGTAGGTGACTTAAGTTTCGTATTCCCTGGCGCTGCTTATTGGGATAAACCTGAAACCATCTCTGGTGACCATGTATCATGTTTACAGTTCACTGGTGGTGATTTCTTCAAATCATTCGCTTCTATCCTGTTGATGGCTAAGACTCGTGGTACTAAAACTTGGGAAGCCGCTGGTGCAGTTAAGACCCATGCCAAACACATCTTGGCAATCGAGGAAAGCTTCGGTGCTCATCGTGGTCTGAAGTTCAATCTTCCCAAGGGCCGTTCTTTACCTGTTAGCTATCACTTTGAGCAAGGGTTTAAAGTCATCACTGCAGACCGTAGCTACAAAGAAGCTGCTAAACGTGGCGAAGTGGGTGCTATCAAATTCCCAATTCTGATGGAAAACAACTTCCGTCTGTATGAGACTCAGGTTAAGACCCTGATGAGTTTTGAATCTGAGGCTGAATTGGAATTGAACCGCTTTATTTGTGAGAGCGTTGTATTTGTGGATGCCCTTTCGCACATGGCTAATAGGGATGACGCTGACGGTGACCGTATGACTCTGTTCTGGGCTAAAGGTTATGAAGGTCAAGAGCAATGGTCTGAGTCTAAACTGTTGGCTTGCAACAGTGCCAAACAGCAGCTGTCTTATGTAGAAGATGAACTGTCTTCTCTGAACACCAAAGAAATCAATGCGAAATCTGTATTGGTATGGGACAAAGCTGACATCCAGCCGGCGGTAGAAGAAATCGTTGCAGCCAAGACTGGTGTAGGCTCTGAGACAAACAACCTCATCGCTTTAACTCATCTGATTCGTAATAAACTGGGTTATAGCGATATGGGCAACCTGGCTATTGATGCTATGGGTATCTTGCTTCAAAAAGAGGTCGTTGAGAACATGAAGCACAGCAATGGCCGTGTTCGTTTCTGCGAATATCTGAACCTGAGAAACAAAGAAACAGGCCTAGAACATATAACAGAGGCCTTCGAAAAAGCATTCGAACTGATGTTTATCGAGGATGATGCAATGGCCTACGAAATTGCTAAGGTGTTCGTATCGCTGTTCGAGGAAGATAAACGTAGCCATAACACAGAGGGTTATCGTTGGAACAAATCTAACATCGTTCGTGTGGCCCATACATCCACTTGGAAGAACATTCACTTTGATGTCTTCTTTAAGAACCCGGCTGCTATTTATAATACGACCACATTCTTTGGTATGGATAACCGTGATGCTGTTATGAGTGTGATTGACAGAAATGGTATGTCTCCTGTTAGCTTCTTACTGATGTCTTTGCATCGTGAAGTCTTGGTTCAGATTCAAACTCTGGCCGAGGTGAAAGCTGCTGAGGCTGAAGCTTTGGCTAATGGTGAAGCTGTTGAGTCTGAGGTTTACCACGAAGTTGATATGGATGCAGCTATTGATATGCTGTGAGTTTAACTCCGCATCCAAATAACATTCACAACCAAAAACTCCGTACCCACACAACCAACCAATACAGAATAGACTTCCCGTTGGATGCAGCTCCGTAGAGACATAGGGCTACATCCTCGGGTTTCTGTTTTGTGTCGGTTCCCTTGTGGTTGTACATTCCGCTAGTAATTGATTATATTCTATTAAAAATCAGCCATTTATGGAGGTTATATCATGTTTGTTCCTCATGTTAATTTTGCTAATGTTGAAGTTTTGACTGCGTATTTCGAAGAGAATGACCCTTTTGTAGAGATAAAAGAGTATCCTGGTTATGTTAAGGCTATTGATACTGAAACTGGTGAGCGTGCTTTTTGGATTAAGGGTTCTGATGGTTTTTTTAACTTTTGATAGTAGTGATGCTATTTCTTGTTGTTCTTGTTAACTAAACAATACAGAAGGGCCGGCCCATTTAGTGTCGGTCCATCATTGGTGCACATAATTATTGTTATTGGAGGTTGTTATGATTCCTTCTGTTTATTCTTTGCTTCGGGAACTTCCTGAAGTTGAAGCAGTTTCTTTATTAACTTTGGGAGGTAGGGTTGAATTTCAGGCTTCCTTATTGGAAGTGTCTTTGAGTGACCCTTACCTGGATAATGATTTCAGTTGTCGTTATCGTGATTGTTCTGAAGTTAAGGTTAAGTTTCTTAGTGGTTGTTCAGGTGTTTATGTTCCTGACCATAACTCTTGGAAATTTAAGGGTTTTTGTTCTTAATCAATGCAAAGAAAAGGGCCGCCCGTCCAGTGAAAGTGAGCATGTCCGTGAACCAGAGACTCTTGTCTCCGTGGATGTGCTTTCTAATGGTGTCGGTTCTTTTATGGTAAACTGTAACGGTTTGCTTGATATCCTCCTTTGTAACTTAACTTTAGTGGATTAGTGCTCTTTTTGGAGTGCTAATCCATTCTTTTTATCTGGGGGCTTTATTTTTCCGGCGTCTCTGACCATCGCAGTCCATCAACCGTTTGTGTCGGTTGTTTTATGAAGGAACGAATGGGTTCGTTCCATTTTGTTTTTGTTTTGTTTCTCTTGGAGGATTTTATTATGAAGATTAAGATTGAATTTAACCAGAAAGAATTTGATGCTTTCAAAGGTTTCCGCGATATGATTGAAGGCAAAGTGAATATGATTTCCAAATTGTTTGGCGGCCGGACAGTTGAAAAGGCCCACGCTGTAGCAGGTGCGGCTGTTGAAAGTTTCGAAAAAACTGCCCAAGATGGCCAATACAGCATTGCCGTTTCTGTTCGTGAAGACTGGGTTTGTAAAGTCACCGGTCTTATTAAAGATGTCTATGAAGACACTTTTGATTTGATTTTATCTATTGTTCCGGCCTGTATGGTTTGGGGCTATCGGATTAAGAAGTCTCATGTTGCTTTGGAAGAAGAAATGGAGTCTTTGCTGACTTATCAAATTGAATCAAAGACTTCCGGCGCGACCAGTGAACAGCAAGTCCAAGCTACTTCTGTTGTAGCCGAATAACATGATTAAGGGTCTGTTGTATGTAAATAATATTACAATGGGCCATGATTGATTTTATTTATCTGAGTTAAACTATGGCAAAGAAAGCAGCTTCCATTCGTTCGCTGTTGAGGTCTGTACAGCACTTTGCGGCGGGACGTCAAGTAGCCCTGATTGCAGACATCAATCGTGTAGAAGGCGAATTTGTAGACGTCTATAACCATGTTTCTAAAGGCTCTAATGATAGGGCCTTGATGAAGTTAGGTGTTAATGAAGTGCGTCTTTTCGCATTGGATTGGCATCAAGGTCAAACAGTTACGATTTACCACCTAGTTAATGGTAAATGGGTGTTGTCTGGTTCTGTTTATGACCCTTGTTTTGATTTGAATTAAATCAAAACAGAAAAAGGAATCGGCCGGCCGCCAGTTTTGGTTGTGTCGGTCTTTCTTTTGGCCATAGAACGTCACAGAAGCGATTTGAAGCACTAGGGAATACTAACCCATTACCTAGGACCTAAACCTTGTTAAAGCGCAAATTGAAGCGTTTTGGTTGTTTACTAATTTACAGCTGTTCTATTGTAAAGTTTTGTAAATAGGGCTTGAACTTTGTTATTAAAGCCTATATAATTGGTGCTGTTAATTCCGGCTGGTACATACATCTGTTCTATATCGGACAGATAGTCCCAGACCTCGATAGTTAAGTCGCTACCGAAGTGAAATAAATGATGGAAAGACTTTAACATACGGAATTGCCCTTATTGTTATTGCGGTTATTTAGACCGAACCATCCAGAAATGGATATAAACAGGGTTTGTGGTGCTCGACTCCGATTGATGCAAATCTTACCGGTTTCCTTGGTGACCTAACCGAACCAAGCTCTGCCACCGTATTCGTCCCGACGTTACAGGAGACCCCTGATAAAGCAGTAACAAAATTGTAGTATGCAGCCTTCCTAATCAATATACATTGATAAACAAGTTATCAATAGGGAAGGGACATATAACGGGAATGCTTCAGATATTATCTTAGCAGATAGAAGATGGCCCGGAACCCATTAGTCCGGATACAGCTTACCTTGTTTGTTGCGTTGATTGCTAATAGATGCAACTAGACTATAGTTTAGGTACTCACTATAGTTTAAGATATCAATAGCTGTTGTGGTAGTTAATTACTACTGCCCCTGTAAGAAGTAGAATCTAATTTAGGAATCCTAAATAGGATTCCAACCTTTTTATTCTTGTTGTAGTTATTTATTATTTAGTTCTGGTTGTATTGTAGTTCTGATTGTAATAACACTGGCGGCGGGAAATAAAAGGTTTCACATATCTCTTTCTAACTTCTTTAGTGTTAGTACCACATAGGGTCTAATGACAACTTGCGCCCAAAAGAAACGTAACAGTCAAAAACCCAAACATTCCCTAACATCAACCATTCAAACAACAACCTTTTTATTGTTGTGGCAAGTTTAAAGGCCAAACAAATCCCAACAAACAAACAAATCAAAAGGCCAAACAAAAAGGGGAAGCAAACGCTTCACCCTTAAATCAACCAAAACCTAATATCAACCCTTCAATTCATCCCGGCATTGTTGAAGTAGCCCAATCATCACTTCAAGTTCAAACAGTGCATCTTCCGTATCATACCCATCAAAGCCCACACATTCCTTAATCCCTTCAACTATATTCATCACTTCTTCTATTGAATTACCCATTTGTATATCCTTTTCTTATTATTATTAATCTTGTCTAGGGTTCCAATAGGACAAAGTCTACTCCTATCCGGCCCGGGATGTCAAGCAAAGTGTCGGTTATTTTACGAAAGTAATTCCATTGAAAGGAATCGTCCTATGGAAATTAAATCGCAAAAACAAGCAAAGAAAGTTTTGCTTCAGATGCAACGAAAACTCTATGGTATGGAGCAGCAATATAAAGGATTGCATGGTTTACATAAAGAGGCTATGGAAAAGACAATAGCAGAAGCCGCCGCCCTTTGGTTGTTCGTATTGGACCAAAGCAAACACAAAGGCTACATCTCCGATAATATGACCATAGACAATATTCAATTGAAGAGCCCTGAAGAAATCGGGGAAGTCACCACAGCTACCTTTAATAGGGTAGCAGAACTTAGCCAACAGGAGGCAAACAAAATGAACGAATCTTTACAAGAAACTTTAGCCCAAACTCAGGGCCTGATTGACCAAGCAATCGCATCCTTTGAACACAAAGGCTATAAAGAGGCCGTAGAGGACTCTAAACAGACGATTGTGGACTTCCAAGGGGAAGAGGTCACACCAGAGCTTTATCGCGCTGTAGCACGCTATTTGACGGCTCAAATGCACTATGCACGCAAAACAGACAGCACCAACCTGTCAACTGCCACTTCGGACAACAAAGTTCTGAATGAAGCAGCCAACCTGTTCTATCAAGAATTGCAGAATTGCTCTGAAGAAACATCTGTGAAGTTTGCTAAGTTTGCATCTGCCGTAGCAGAACACTTGGACCCTGAAGAAAAAGAAGGGTTAACAAGCAAGCTCTGGATTGGTGCTAAAGAAGGCGGCGCAATTGTTATTGATGTAGCCCTGGGCGTAGTTAAATACGTCTACAATGGCGTTACTAAGATTTTGTGTACAGCTAAGGAAATTGCTTCCTATACAATAGGCAAAGTGCTGTCCCTGATTGATGCTGCTACGACTGCTGACTTTGGCAAGTCCGGTAAACCCGGCGTTCTGTTAGAAAATGCCAAATAAAATCTATGCAGATGCAAGAAGAATTACACATAACAGATGGCAAATAGGCTGTTGTGATGTAACTATGCAACACTCTGCGCATAAACAAATTAAAGCTAAAGACAACAATGTAGCCGAACTGGAAGCAATTAGGTTCGCTAAGGAACAATTCCCTGGCTGTATTGTATTATCTGATAGCTTAAATAATGTTACTGGACTTAATGACCCTACTGTTGTTTATGTAGACCGTGAATTAAATATTGCTGATTCATTTCTTCGTTATGTTAAAGTCAGGTAGCAAGGATACCGGCGCGGCCTTAATTGGTTGTGTCGGTATTTTTATGAGGAAACAGGATTGACCTCATTACAAAACAATCCTATGGCTAAACTCTAAGCCGAAAGACTCTTTAATTAAACTCAACCGTAAAGGAAAAATCATGAACGAAATCGAAACCGGCAACCTGAATGTAGGCCGTAACAAATTCCACAGCATCAACGGTCAAGTGGCATTGCCTATGGAAGCAAACCGCCGCACATTCTTCGTATTGGACGCAAAACCAGACGAAGGTCAAGCACTGGGTTATCGTATATCCGTATACAAACTGGTACACATGGTAGCCAATATTCCTATGAGCCGAAGCAATGGCCGGGCATGTTGGATTGCAACCAATGCAGACGACGGTGTTGAATACACTGAAGGCATGACTACTAACCAAATCGTAGCTGCCGTCCGTAACAGCAATGCAAATGCTATGGAATTCCTCAATGCAGGCTTTAACGGCTTAAGCATTAGCAATGGTAAGCTGGCCCACTTCCCTGTTCCTGTAGGCCCTAAATTCGGCCAGGAATGGTATGCAAAAGCAAACGGGCTGGCAATGAAAGCATTGAGCCTCTACAAAGGTTTTGATGCACTGCTGTCCGGCGCCGCCTTTATTAGCCATGACAAAAACATCGTTACAGCTAACGAAGACGAAAACGGCACACGTGTCACCATGAGCGAAGACCATCTTCGTGAAATGATGAAGAAAATCGTTGTTGCATACAATACCGAAGTGAAAGACCTTATCGGTAAAGGTGCATTAGCGACTTCAACCGCAATCTACGTCGGTGCAAATGGTATCAGCCCTTGTATTGTTCCGATTGCCAATGCAGTCTACAAAGCAAACGGCGGCAAAGATGTCCGTACAACACCACGTGCATACGGCCGTGTAAAACCCAATTACCATCTGTCCATTACAGGTGAAGCAGACATCACAGACCTCGAAGCAGACCAACTGCATGAAGGCTACTTGGCTGGTGTCCAAATGACTACCGGTGACAATGCAACACAATATTGCCGCAAGTTTGTGAACTTCACAGGCAGCCGTGGCAATGCTATTACTGTTCGTGCAGTAATGTACAGCAACAGCACTAATGGACGTGGACAAACACGTGCAGAAGCATTTGAAAACGTAAGTGCCAATGCAAGTGATATCTTCTTTACTGAAGGCAATGTGCTCGGTTTTGAAAGCCGCACACCTCTGGAAGATGAAGAAGACGGTCAACCTTGGATTGTAACTGCCCGCATTAACATGGATGGTTATCGTGTATCCAATGGAGACACTGCTGTTAGTGCAGCTGTAGTTGAAGTTGATTTGGACAGCATTGGTGAAGGCGAATTGGACCTTGGTGAAGTTGATATCTTTGCTGACACTGCGAAGGTTGTAGTGGAAGAGCAAGAAGAAGCTCCGAAAGCGAAGAACACTCGCCGCCGTGGTCAAGCTAAGCCTGCCGCTGAAGTGAAAAGCGACGAACCGTTCTGATAAGTGAATAGAAGATACTGGTGTACACTGTAAAAAGGTGCACTGGTATCTTTTTTGTTTATTTTAAGAATGGTTGAGATGTTCTTGGAAGTATGAATGGAACAATAGAGGAATGAGGGAGTTGTGTATGAGAAGACTGGCGCGGCGGGAAGTAAAGAGTCCTAGTCCCTATTGATTAAAGACCCTGGATAATACTAAAAGACACTAATAGAGGAAAAGAACAAAATGACAGACTTGTATATAATTAGAGGCTCTTAACAATAGACATAGACTATAATGGACACTTACTCCGTTATAAACTTAATGAACGATAGCAAGAACCGGCGCGACTTGATAAGAAATAATAAACTCAGGCTATTACTAAGTACAATAATAAATATAACTTAATAATAGACCCTAGCTATAGTAATAGACCATAACCAATAGAGAATTATAGACATGAATAACAAGGGCGCGGCCAGTAGTAAACATGTCCGTAAACAACAAAATGCAAAATTCCTTATTGTATTAAAAATAAAATGCTAATAACCCTATATATGGATTAAGCAATAAACAGTAACCAATAGATAGTAAACGAGCAATAAAATTGCTTAAGGACATATCTCAGTAATAGGATATATCCCTGTAGACAAAAGCAATAAGGCGCGGGATTAGAAAAGCCCATAAGTACAGTCTAAACTAGAGGCAATAACAATCCGGCCGCAACTAAAAGATAAGGGCACACAGCCCAGTAGATACAAAGCGGCCTAATATAATACGGACTACAATACAGATAACGTGTCGGCTTTTATTGGTAAGGGCCCTAATATACAATATAGCTCATAAAGGCCCAAAACAACGCTCTGCAGAGCATTTAGCAGTGAAGACAATACCTGCCCTAGGGATAAGCTCATATAGCCCTATAAACGCAAAATAGAAGCTAATACGAACAATAGCAAAGATAGATGCAATCACAGGAATGCACTTCCCGCGCGGCGGGAGAAAAAAGAAAAGAAACCATAATTCCTCTATTGGATAAAGAATATAGGCATACCAATTATCCACTAATAAACACCAATAATAGAGCACCATAATAGACTACAGCTATAAACATTGTCCTCTGTAAACAAAAGCACAATAGGCGCGGGCCATTATACCTAAGCACAAAGCTTAGAATAAATACAAACTAGAATATAGCTATATACACAGACTACAGTGATATAGGTACATACCATAGCTAATAAAAGGCCATATGTAACAAGGGCGCGGCCTTAATAAGTAATAACCCACAGTGACAAAGAATACACAACATCCCTATTGATTAAATAAATAATAACCCTAATAAAGCATATCCCTATATTAGTAATAAACCATATAAACCTAATACAGAGATAATAGACATTATTCTACGGCTAATAGACACCAAACAGACCAAAGTGTCGGTATTTCTATGGCCCAAACAGCTATTTTAGACTGTTTTAGAGGATATTTGAGCTTGCAAAAATGTTTATTTTATAGACCTAAACAGAATGTAATCAATTCCTAGCGGAATGTAAAGATTTCTTAACAATTGCTTTTTAGGTGTTGACGTTTCCTTAGGAGCGAATTAGACTAAGTGATTGATTTATATAGATTTCCTGATTTGTTAATTTTTGTTAAGATAGCACTATATTTGCCTAAGAAATAAGCAATTAGTGCCTATAATTTAGTCAATTCCTGGTGGAATATAAGCAATTTCGCAGTGTTTTAGAGACAAGGAGAAGGCTAAAATCTTAAGTTATTGATTTTAAAGGAATCTGTATTTTAGGGAAAAGCACCAAAATGAATGTATTTCAAGGCTAAAACACTTGTATCCGGATAGGGAGCAAAGTAGACTAAGTTGTTGATTATAAAGGAATTCACAAAAAGATAACTTTTGTGATTATAGGCCTATTTTTGCCTATAAAATAAGCAGATTTTGCTATCCTAAAATAATGGACTTCAAAAAGAGTGAAAAATGGACACAAACAAGGGCCGGCGCAATGAAAAATGTGTCCTAAAACTAATAAAAAGGACATTTTCCCTATTGGAGAACAAAGACAAGAATCTCCCTAATATATATACAATAGCCCTAATATAGACTATAGCTATAATACAGGCATTAATATAAGTACAGACACCAATAGGCTTAATAGACGCCTATAATATACAAGGCGCCTAAGAAAAGTGGTCCTCATGGACCTAGATAGACCGGCGCCGAAAAAGAATATAGACAGCAATAATATAATGTAAACCATTAATAATAAAGGACATTTCTCCTATTGGACATAATAGAGCTATAGTCCTGAAGTCCAAGAACAATAGACCCAAAAAAGCAGTCCAAAAGCTTTATTGGTGTCTAAAATAAGTTCAAAAGCTTATAAGTGCTCAATTTTATAAATGTCCGTAAACTATTTATTATTGTCTATGGTATTAATGCTTATATTAGCAGTGCTCTATATGCTTATTGGAGCCTATATTTAACTTAAGTCTTTGTTTTCTTTAGGTTTTGTGTCGGTTTTT